GGGGGGTGCGAGTTGCGGCGAGCTCGCCATTGACGGATATTTAAGGCTGGCGAATAACGTAGGATTGACCCTGAAAGATAAGGAGGGTAGTAACCAGCGCGCAGTATTTATATCATCTTCCAACACTGTTTATTTCGGTTGCAACGACCGTCCTCTTTACACGCTTTTTGAGGGTGATGAACTGCAGTTCAATGTCTATAATAAAGGCTGGCAGAATGCACTCGTTATCAGCAGGGACAGAACTGCAATTTTTACAGGAAACGTGCTGGCGCAGGGTGGCGTAACAGCTTATACCACTTCAGACCGGAGACTAAAAGAAAATATCAAGCAGGTTGATAGTATGCGGATAATCCGCTCGCTCGGTGGAACCTGGCAGTTCGATTACAAAGACACGGGCGAGCACAGTATCGGATTTATTGCGCAGAGCGTAAAAGGAAGTGCACTAAAGAGTATGATTTATACAAATGCAGACGGCTATCTGAAGCTGAACTATCTCGACACACGACTTATTGCACTCGCATTAGGTGCAGCCGTGCAAGTGGACGATAAGGTCGAGCGGTTGAAGAAGCGGATAAAAGTGCTTGAAATAGAAATTGAAAAATTGAAAGGAAACTGAAAATGAGCATCATTAATGGTATCATACAGGCCCCTGTCAGCATTGCGGACGTGAGGACCGTGCTCGGTGAGACGAGCAACGACCTTGCAACACTTTGCAGGAGCGATAAGATAAATATGTGGGCGAAGTTCAAGCCTATTGAACTGAACAAGCTTTTCACCTCCGACGAGTTCGATTTTCAGAACAATCGCTGGCACGACAATGCAACGTGGTTCAAGGGTGCAGACTTTGAGGGTGTTGGGATATGTGGTATAAAAATCGCACATAGCAGCACTTTGCAAAGTCTGACAGAATTATACGACAAAGGACAAAGTGACTGGTCGCGTGTGAAAGTAGGTTCTACCTTTGCATGCCCTTACCGGCTTTCTGATTTCATAGGCTACAAGCATGCTGCGACTGCACCTTTCAAAAGACCTTTTGTAACAAGTAAGACAAATGAAAATGGCAGCGTATTCGCAACGATGATGATAAAAAATCTCGGTACGGAAAACGAACTGACGCTGCAGGAATTCGGTAAATTGTCAGAGGCCTATTTCGGGCTTGCACTGAAAAATGCTGCAGGACAGATTGCTTATTTCAAAACGTCTGACAAACCGCTGAAAGACGGGGGAACAAGCGTGGAAATGCAGGGCATGATTTTCGCAACGGGCAACTATAAAGCCTATATTTTCCTTTGTTCAAGGGCGCTTGCATTCAACATACCTCCGGTGCAGGCTACAACCTACTATACGATACATGACTTCAAATCGTCTGCTGTGGAAATCGTTTCTGATGCACAGCACATAAATGACTACTTCACGATTAAAGCGCGTGAGGACATCAGAGGACGTGTTATCGTAGAGGTAGAGATAAAGGACAACTATGTGCGTACTTCGAACAACAAGGACTTCTATATAAGACTTAGGTTCACGTCAAGCGAAATCGGCTCACCGCTGTTGGTAGGAGAGCAGGCGTTCACCTTTACTGATATCGAAGCTGGAACAAAATACACACACATCTTTAGCGGGCTGAAGGCTGAACAGCGCTACAAGATTGAATACACGTTCATGACCGTAACGCAGGAAATCTATATTATAGAATTAAACCCTTTTATTAATCAATTAAAATAGACAACAATGGAAGTAAAAGTAAAAGCAATCGCAGGCTTCAAGGCAAGTGTTGAAGCAGTAGGTACAGGCACAACAATCAAGGCTGTCGTTTCGGTTGAAAACGATAAGTATGCAAACATCGAAAACGGAAGTGTAAGCAGTAACGAGGGTAACAAGGAACTGCTCGCAACTTTCGCGCATTTCGGAGGTATCAACATCAGCTATCTGACTACCGATGAAGACGAAATCATCAGCGTGGTCACAGATGTGACGCACTTCGTGAAGTACTGCAAGGCAAATGCATCGAAGCTCGGCACAGTCAGCGCAACAGAAGCAAAAGAAAAGTAAATAACAAAGTAATTTAGTAAGAATTAAAGTAAAAATGAAAGTAAAAACGATTAAAGCAGTTGAAGCCTACAGAGCATTAAAAGCGTTGAAAGTAAGCAGCATGAGTGATGATGCCATGCTCGCAGTGTGGAAGAACCTCAAGGCCTTGCGCCCTGTCTCGGAGGCTTACGACAAAGACATCGAGGAAGTGCGTACAACGCTTCAGGACGAAGAGTTTGAGAAGATGCAGCAGCGTGTGAAAGAGGCGCAGGAACTTGAGCGACGGGCAAAGGAAGATGTGCGCGATATGACTGATGCTGAAAAGCAGGAAATCTCTGAAATCAATGCCTGGTTTGCAGTGTGGAACAAAAAAGGCGAGGAGTATCTCAAATCGTTAGCTGAAAAAGAGGTTGAAGTTAAAATCGACCCGCTCGATGCTGCAGAACTCCTCAAAGCGTACAAAGGTTCGGACAGAACGTTCGAAGATGCAGAAAAACTTGATTGGCTTACAATGTAGTATATAGCCAATTAAATAATCTCCCGGGGAGTGAAAAAAGAAGCCCCCGGCCTGTTAATAGTCATCTCACCTACATATTAACCAAAACACTCAGAGTGCGCGACCGGGGGCAAATGCCCTTGTCCGCACTCTGAGTTATTTTTAATGTAAGTGAGATGATGCAAAGATACAAAAAAATATGATTATGAAGATAATAGACATCTTGAAATTTAACAGGGAATTGATAAAAAGGCTTCGCGAGGCCGGTATACGACTGAAAGACGAACGGTATATAGATCTTTATAATGATTATACAGAACTACGTCGGCACGGTGAGAAGGTGTCCTATATCGTGTTAGTATTGTCAACTCGCTACGCCGTGAGTGAGCGTACTGTGTATAGCCTTATAAAGCGGATGAACCGTGAGTGTAATATATTTGCAGTATGATTGTAGATGAATATTCTTTCTCTTTGAGTGATATGCCGACCTTTGCAAGCCACTAAAAAACAAAAATGATGAAGAAACAATATCTTTCAGCACCGCTTCCATTTCAGGGATAGAAGCGGATGTTCGCCAAAGAGTACATCAAAGTACTCCAACAGTTCCCTGACAATACGACCTTCGTGGATCTTTTCGGTGGCAGCGGTTTGTTGTCACATATCGCCAAGCATCAGAAGCCGAACTCCACCGTGGTGTACAATGACTTTGACGGCTACCGCAAACGGCTGGAGGCACTGCCACAAACTAATGCGCTGTTAGCTGAACTGAGGGCAATAGTGGATGTTCCACGTCATAAGCCAATATTGAGAAGGGCACGGGAACGCGTACTGTCCTGCATACGCAGGCATGAGCGTACCTACGGATATGTTGATTATATAACGCTGTCCTCATCATTGATGTTCTCAATGAAGTATGCTACCGAGTTCTCCGACTTTGAGAAAGAGACCCTATACAACAACATCAAGGCTACCGACTATCCGTCTTGCAGCGACTACCTCGACGGGTTGGTCATTACCTCCTGTGATTACAGGGAGGTGTTTGAGAAATATAAGGGCGTGCCTGGTGTGGTGTTCCTCGTCGATCCCCCATACCTGAGTACGGATAGTAAGACCTACAAGATGTACTGGAAACTGTCCGATTATCTTGACGTGTTGACTGTTCTCTCCGGGTATCGGTTTATTTACTTCACCTCGAACAAGTCTTCCATAGTGGAACTTTGTGAATGGATAGGTAAAAACAAGCTCATCGGCAACCCCTTTGAGAACTGCCACCGTAAGGAGTTCAATGCCCACATGAACTATAACGCTTCTTATACGGATATCATGCTTTATACGGATGCCGTTTAAACCATATTCTAATGCTATTTGAACGATGAACAAATACTATCAGATATTGAGCAGAATTTTGAAACAGGGAAAGCCCCAAGTCAATAAGAAAGGAAATATCCGCTACCTGCTCAACGAGCAGCTGTCATTATCTCCAGTCGACCTGCTCGACATATTCGAGAGCCACAGCATAGCAAGAAAGAAATTGAAAAATGAGCTGCAGCTGTTCATGCAAGGTGAGCGACAGGTGCAAAAATATCGTGAGGTTGGAATAAACTGGTGGGACTATTGCGGAAGCGTACTGGTAAACAGTTATCCGACCTACTTTGAGAAGCTCCCGCCACTGATTGCCAAGATAAACCGCGAGAAGCGTAACAGCAAGAATTATGTGCTGTTCCTCGGTGAAACAGGCGCAGAAAGCAACCAGGCTCCTTGCCTGAGCCTTGTGCAGTTCCAGATAGATGACGGAGAATTGGTGTTGTCGGCCTACCAAAGGAGCAGCGATGCTAATTTAGGGTTGCCAGCGGATATATACCACCTTTACCTCATGGCACGACAGATAGACCTGCCACTAAAGAATATAACGTTGAACCTCGGCAATGTGCACATATACGAGAACAATATAAACCGTACCAAGCGACTGCTTGATGGAGATGAGACGGTGAAGTTTGAACTCAATGTTTGAGTGCGTAAAGTCCCAATATATACTATACAAAGATAGTAATTTTCTGCGAGATATACAAATATTTGTAATAGAAAAACGCCTCAAGATAAAAGATTTTTTGAGGCGTTTCTTGCACGTGTGCGCTCGAAAAAAAAACACATTTCGTTTTACACAAAATAATCACATTTCGTTTTACCAAAGCGGTACATTTCGTTTTGCCGGATTAACAGGGACACTCGTTGCACGTGGATGTGAGGTAAAAAAGTCGGCCATTCGAATCACCTTTTGAGCCTCTTCATCGCTTGATG